GATACCACGGAAGCCGAGCGCATCCTCAACCGTCCCGCACCGAGGTATCGGAAGGTCGGGGCAGGCGAAGAGTTGTCGGTTGACACGCAATACTACGTCAAGCGCATCCCTCCACGAAAGGGGAAGAAATGAGAGACCTCAAGTGTGATGTTTGTGGAACTACCGTTAAGGCGGAGTGGGAATTGATGACTCTGTCCGCCGAGGCGAATCACCCCGACGTGAGGGATGTATGTGAGAAGTGTGGAAAGCAGTTGAACGAGACCTATCGCAAAGTGACCCGCATACTCCTCCACCCGCGAAAGGGTATCGTCCAAAGGTTTATCGAAACCATGAGGAAGGCCAAGCCATGATCCAGCCAGAGTTGTCGGAGGGGGTGAGGAATGCGATTGCATGGCTCATTGAATCTCTAGATGGCGACAGAATCGAAATTAAACTCATCGGTAACGACGGTTTCGGTTGGCAGGAGATTCTGGATGGGCGAGAACACATGAAGAAGTGGATACGGGAAGCCATCTCTGCCGCCATTCGTCAGGACCGCAAGGAGCGGGAGGAGGAGACGTGTGAGTGGACACGAAAAGGCACTTGGTCCGATTCATACTGGGAAACCACCTGTGGAGAGAGAAGGCCAACAAATATGGCAATGTCGGCGGCAATGCAATCTCCCGGTCAATGTTCCTGCGGCAAGCGCATCCACGTAAAGGAATCCACATGAGACAGAAGAAACATCCAAGCCATCGAATGACCAAGTGGAGAACTGAAATTCTTGCGCCAGCCGGGACACCACGATTCTATGGGGTCAGGAATTGCACCAGATGTAAATTGGAAGAGTGGAAACACGCCGCCGGACATTTTCTCAACGGACTAGAAAAATCGTGCAAGAAAGCGAAGGGCTGACCACATGAGACACCTACTCATCATCCTAGCTGTAGCCATTGCGACGCAATACGCGACGGGGCAGAACCAAGCCGATCTCCGCGACCTGTGGAAGATGCAACGGTTGGCGAACCAAAAAGCGGGGAACATATACTTCGACACATTCGACGAATCAAGTACGGGTGACATGATTATCCGATTCATTGTCGGCCCCGATACCGTGTACGGTCGAACACTATTGGAGGCATTCATTGCGCTTCACGCACGCACTCAGGTCTCAGTATGGGACGCATATGTCGCCGAGTGCAGTCGAGATACGGTGAGACATACGTGGATTACGGGCGGAGAATTGGACAGCGTTCGCATTAACGAGGGAGTGGAATACTTCTACCCACTCAAAGACGTTGGTTACTATGCGCCGCGCAATCCCCCCACCCTCCCCGGATTCATGGAGTATCTAAAGAGGAAACAATGAGGGTATAGGAGGAAGCTCACGCCTTGCATTGTAGGATGCAAATTTGTATCTTAAGCCGTCAGATTAAGGCGGATTCAATGAGGCTGGGGAGCCATAGAGCCAGCAATGGAGTCAGGTAAGCCGCCAGCCTAACCGCCTCACTTTGGCGTGTAGCGCAACGGTAGCGCAGTGGTCTTATAAGCCATTGGTTGTAGGTTCAAATCCTGTTGTTCCGACAAGCAAGAGTGTCGCATTGGAGGGCTGGCAGAACGGCGATTGCGCTGGTCTTGAGTACCAGTTCCCCGCAAGGGGTTTGTGGGTTCGAATCCTACGCCCTCCGCATCCGCCCTAAACGGAGTGCCGTCAATCAGGCGAAGCGTAACGCCTTGTAAGCGTATCGACTTGGTTCGAGTCCAAGTGACGGCTCAATGAAACCACTAGACCAGATAATGCGCCGTCAGTTGACATGACTACAATCTCATGGCTTGGACTAGAGCCGAACGGTAAACCGATTGGATTTGACGGAACAATGCAGAACATATTGCGTTCTGTCCTTCGTGGCATTCCCTCTGACGCTAGGGTCATTGACGGTTTGGTTCTAGTCCGCTTCGCGGTGTGGCGTGGAATCAGTTTGAACTAAGGGCCAGAATGCGGGGCCGGGGCGTTCCTCCCCCTTTCATTCTAGCCTTGCTGACGGCCCGAAACAAAAAGCCCCTCCGAAGAGGGGCCGTGACTGCCGATATGAGGGGATGCTAGAGTTCTGCTGTTGCCGCGTCAGCCCTGCGCTATATTTCTCTTGTGCACACATCCCGTATTGCGTAGATCGTAGGCCCATTCGGTAAGAATAACCCGGTAAATTTTACTTGACACTACCGGCGCAAGTCCGTATCTTGGCACTGTCCCCAGAGGGGGGGTTATTACACCTACCGATAACGCGCAAATAACGCGGCGAACTGATATCATTTTCAATGGCTGGCAATGGCGGCAAACGACCGGGAGCAGGGCGACCAAAGGGGACGGGTGTTCCCTGGAAGCGCGGCGACATGCCCGCGAAGTTCGGCGACCGTTGCATGGAGATTATTGCCGAGGGGCTAAACTCTGAGAAGCAATCCGACCGTGAGCGAATGTTGGACCGGATTCTTCCGTATGTGTTCTCCCGCAAGCCTCAGACCATTGAGGGCAAGGGCGAATTCACACTCCGCGTAAGGTATGACGACCGCAACGAACCCAGAGATTGACGTAATTTTTCCGAACCCACACCCGAAGCAACGGGCGTTCATTGATTCAACGGCCAAGCGCAAGATCATCAAGGCCGGAAGGCGTGGCGGTAAGACGGTAGGTGTTTCAGTGTTAGCGGGTCAAGCGTTCTTAGCGGGTAAAAGGGTTCTCTACGCCACACCGACAAGTGACCAGATTCAGAGATTCTGGTCAGAGATTACGAGGGCATTTGCAGAGCCGATCAAGTATGGACTCCTGAAGAAGAACGAGACCGAGCACGTTATTGAAGTAGCCGGCAAGGAGCAACGCATCAGGGCAAAGACGGCATGGAACGCTGATACCTTGCGCGGAGACTACGCGGACCTACTGATACTGGACGAATGGCAGTTGATGAACGAGGATGCCTGGCGTATTGTAGGCGCGCCGATGCTCCTGGACAATGATGGTGATGCCGTGTTCGTGTTCACACCGCCCTCCATTCGCTCAAGGTCGTCGTCTAAGGCCGATGATCCCCGTCATGCTGAGAAGTTATACCAGAAGGCATTGAAAGACCCATCAGGACGTTGGGCGGCGTTTCACTTCACCTCATACGACAATCCGCATCTATCCCGAACGGCGTTAGACGATATCAGCAAAGATATGACGGCCCTTGCTGTGAGGCAAGAGATCATGGCCGAGGAAGTCACAGACGTTGAAGGTAGTCTCTGGAAGCGTGAACGTATCGAATCCCTCAGAGTTGACAAAGCCCCCGAACTTGTGCGCGTCATTGTTGCGATTGACCCCTCTGCGACTTCTACCGCCACCTCGGACGAGGCGGGTATTGTCGTTGCCGGAGTTGGTGCAAACGGGCACGGCTATGTCTTGGCGGACGATTCATTACGGGCATCCCCAGACGGATGGGCTAGGCGTTCGGTTGTTGCATACCACCAGCACAAGGCCGACCGGATCGTTGCAGAATCTAATAACGGCGGGGACATGGTAGAGTTGACCGTCAGAATGGTTGATCCGACTGTCTCGTATAAGAAGGTCAACGCAAGTCGTGGCAAATTGACCCGCGCCGAACCCGTGGCCGCACTGTATGAACAGGGCCGGGTACATCATGTGGGACAATTCCCGGAGATGGAAGAAGAAATGTGTACGTGGATGCCGGGCGACCCTTCACCGAACCGCATGGACGCGCTGGTGTGGGCATTGACTGAATTGATGGTAACTGGCCCGAACGAACCGAGATTGACTTTCCTATGAACTTCATTCAACGCGCATCTCTCGCCCTAGACGTATTTCGCAAGGGCATCCCGAACATCTACGGAGTCCGTGGGCATGAGCAACAGACTGGGTTAATTGATAGACGTGGCGATAAGTCTGCGATGCTCGCATCATACAAGTCGTGGGTGTATTCATGTGTGTCTATCCGCGCAAAGGCTATCGCAGGTGCGAGGTTCAGGGTATATGTCAAGAAGGGGCCGGACGATCTTGTTGAGGTTCGCCCGGACCACCCGCTCGTTATCCTACTGGATGAGGTCAACCCCGTAGCGACCAAACGGGAAATGCTTTACGTGACATCAGCCCATCAGGACTTGACGGGGGACGCATACTGGTACGCACCCATGAGTGGATTGAAGATTCCCGCCGAGTTGTGGTCACTGCCAGCAGATAGGATGAAGATAGTCCCCACCAAATCGGGTGAGATTGCCCGGTATGAGTTGCAGAACGGGGAAGAGGTCATTCCCTTCGACCCATCTGAGGTTATTCACTTCAAGCACCCCAATCCGTCCTCATTCTACTATGGTCAATCCGTCCTCATGGCCGCCGCCGCATCTTCAGACATTGACGAATTTCAGCATGAGTATCAGCGTCAATTTTACAAGAACTTTGCCATCCCCCCGTATGCGCTAAAGACCAACACGGAGTTGAGGGATGACACGCGCAACAAGATGAAGGCCGATTGGAACCGTGAGTATGGCGGCCCGGGCGGATCGGGTAAGACTCCCATCCTAGAGGGTGGGTTGTCGATTGAGCGCATTGGCATTAACCCGAAAGAACTAGACTGGCTGGCGACAAACAAATCAACGAGAGATGATATTCTCGCGGCATTCGGTGTTCCGGCATCTAAGCTGGGATTGGTTGAGGATGTGAACCGAGCCAATGC